CGCGGATATGCAGAGCTACTGCAAGGCATACATCTTTTTCCCGCAGCCCGGTCGGGCCAACCGCACCAGGCTGCCGGCCGCCATGGCCGGGATCTATTGTTATGATAGGTAGCGTACTCATGGCTTTATCCCTCCTAGACAGTCAATTCAGTCTTTGTGATAATCCTCAAACCCAGGTTCACGACCGCCAAAAGCGCCACGGCCTCCTCGGCGCTTACCTCAACACCGGTCAGGTGGGTGACCAGCGCCGAAAGCAGCGCGATGGCATTAACCCACAGCATCCGCGACTTATACCATTTCTTTTGTCCCATTTTTGCTCTCCCCTTTCAATTTTTCTTTTTTGATGCCGGCCAGCAACCAAAGCTCCCCTGTCGTAAACGCAAACCACGCTGCCACAAGCGCCGTAGGCTCGCTGCCTGTCTGCAAAAAGACCCACAGGACGGCGGTGGTAAAAATAACGTTCACGATGACGATGGCCAGCACCAGGCTCTTGCTGAACTCTGTACTTTTACGCACTCACACCAGCCCCTCTGCGCCCCGCGATTTCGTCGATACGCTTGTGAGCTTGTTTAGCGCTCTCCTCCACTCGCACCATCCGATCGCGATGCTCTTTGATTTCGCTTTTGATGTCTGCCATATCGTGGCCGATGGTAGAGACGCCTTTTTCTATGTGTTCCAGCTGGACTTCTACTCGTGTCAACTGTGATCCCTCCAGCTTGTCGTCGTTGCGCTGGAGCCTGCGGAAATTAGACATCCCGATGGACACCCCGAGTATGGTGCATGTTACGGATACAACAGAAATGATTATTGTGTACTCGATTGGCACATTGCGACACCCCTTCCCTCAATATTGAGTATTGTAAAGACTTGCTCAATCCATGGCTATTAAAGTGCTTAAGCATGCCGCTGTATGACGCCTCCGTTGAGTGCAGGCTCTCAGCATCAATCTCCCCGCGCTCGAAGGCTGCCCGGACGTATTTCAGCCGGGATATCATCTTCTTTGCGCTGGACTTTTTAAGCTTACGGTGGGTGGCAAATATCCGAAACCCCACAAACTCGACACCTTGGTTCACCGGCCGAACGGCTGTCTTCCTGTTGAGGCTTAGCCTCAGATTCTCCCATAAAAAGACTTCGATTATGGACTTTATTTCGTGTAGATACTGCTTGTCATTGTGCAAAACGATGATGTCGTCCATATACCGAATGTAAAAATGCAGCCGGAGTTCCTGTTTTGCGTACTGGTCGAGATGGTTTAAATAGATATTGGCGAACATTTGACTGGTAAGGTTGCCTATTGGCATCCCCTTGTCTAATAATCGCTCTGCTTTGGGGCAGTCTTCCGGGTTAGTGAACGCCGGCAAGCCAAACGCAGCATGTTCGCAGTTAATGATGTGACCAAGCAGCTCTATGAGGTCTGCATCATTGATTTTCCTTCGCAAGATGTTCAATAATATCTCATGGTCTACCCGGTAGAAATATTTTGAGATATCCAGCTTCAGATAATAGTATCGCCCCTCCTTTCTGCTAACCTGGCGCAGCCAATACTGGAGACGGTCCGCAGCCCGGTGCGTTCCCTTGCCTTTTCTGCATCCATAGCTGTCGTATATGAATTGCTTGTCAAACCAAGGGTTAAGCTGTCGGTAAATCGCCCACTGGACTACCCGATCACGGAATTGCAAGGCCATGATAAGTCTTTTTTTCGGTTCATGAACATAAAACTCGCGATACCGGCCTACCTGGTATGTCTTATAAATCAGCTCGTTTTGCAGCTGGATCAGGTTCTCCTCCAGCTGTGCCGAAAAGTCCAGTACATCGCCCCGGTATCGCTTATTCTTTCTGGCTTCCAGATACGCTTCATGGAGGTTCTCGAAGTCGTAAATTTTGGGGTAAATGTTGCGTAATGTTTCCAATTGTGCCTCCTCTGTCCTCAACGCCGAGCGTGACGGCTTTCGTTTCCTACCGGTCGCCTTCTCGGCAATTTAATCTTTTGCCCTCCGTTGTCTTAGGAAGGCAGGGAAATAGATCCCTTTGTCCCCTTGTACCGTCCCAGCGCCCAGTAGGCGCCGGGCTTCTGACGTGTGGGGGCAGAGCGGAGCGGAAGCCGATGTTCGTGTTCACATTCGACCGAAAGTTGTTGCCATTCAAGGAAAACACACCCGCATTGACGCCGTTGTCCCAATTGCCGCCGCGGAAACCGAGGCCCGCCAATTTTGCGACCTATCCCCCATAATTTGTTTTTACTATTGCGTTGCTTTGATCCATCCTCCGAGCATCTTGCCTATCTCATTTAGCTGCTTACTCCAAATTTCGTATTTTCGGAGCGGGAGATAAGCGGTTTGTTTGTCCGCAGCCAGCCGGATGAAAGTACGCAGCACATCCAGCTCCACGTCAATTTCGATTTGCAGTGGCCGTTTGTTTCGTTGCTTGTTTGCCTGAATGATAGTCCGCAGGATTTTATACATGCTTTGCTTTATTTCTGCTGCAAGGGCATACCGCTCTGCCCTGGGAAATTGCAGGAGGCACTGGTTGCCGTACTTGATCATGTCATATGTTTTCTGCAGAATTTTTAATTCTTCCATGCCATTCCTCCGTTCATGCCGTGTCCCAGAATACAGAGGGAGCCTTGCGGCTCCCCACTAAACAGATTATCAGGATTCCAGATATCAGATGCCCGGAATGAAAGCGGAGCGGAAGCCGAGGGCCGCGCCCACAAGCGACCGAAAGTCGCCGCCAAGCAAGGAAAACACACCCGCAGAGACGCCGAGGCCCCAACTGCCGCCGCGGAAACCGAGGCGTTCACCACGGTTACGCATCCACATGTTGTCACCGCCGTGGTCTCCTGTGTCGGCAGGCATCAGGGCAAGGGCTCTTAAGATTTCCGGTACGGTTACTCCTGCCGCTGCCGCGAGTGCAGCAAATCCGTTACTGCCTTGAGCGCTATCGTTATCTGCGGGATTTGCTAGGACGGTATTGAGCCTGAATCCGTAAGCTCCTGTGCCTCCGGGAGGCACTGCTGCTGAGTAGTCCCACTTCAGGCTGTCTGCTGTGCCCGGCGTGACAAGTGAGCCGTTCTGTAGTATAGCTCTCCATGCAGCGCTTGCTGCCGCTTGGCTGTTTAAGATAGAGGCTGCGTCGTTATTGGGCAGTATCTGTATCTCGCCTTCGTTTGTGCGGTATCCGCCTACCCATTCCCAAACATTTCCGTTAAGGTCAAATATACCGGTCACCTCGCCATTGTGTGCCCACTGCACAGGGCCTGTGCCCGTCGCGACCCTGCCTATAGTCTCGCCTGCCTGAAAAGTGCCCCCTGCTGAGTCCGATGTAGGTATCGCGACTACTGTCGCCTCTGCGGAGTCTCTGCCGTTTAGGTTATTGCCCCTTGGCATAAGATTGTTTCTGCGGCACCATAACGCGAGAGCTGCCCATTCTGCGTTGGTCATCAAATGCCATCCGGGGCCTTTAAGCTCACATGCGGCTCTGGCTGTGTCGAAATTCAAAGACGCTCGCGGATCTTCTCCCGGTAAGCTATATGCCCTGCCATTGTGAATAACGTTTTGGAACTTGGATATAAATATCTCTGTTACTTCAACTCCGTTGACGATAAATGCCGGATGCGTTGAGTTACTCCCCCCGGTGATTACATCTGATATGCGGAAACGCGGAATACGCACCATAACAGAGGGCAGCCCCACGTTATCCATCACAATCTCGTTGCCCGGACACGTTGCCTTAAGCGCCAAGTTTACTAAATCGAAATTGCTCATTATTCTTTGCCCCCTTTAAATTGTAGTTACCGGCACTGGGTTGACCAAGCTCCAGAGCGTTAGCGTGACCATGCTCATATCAATAGGCTTTGGCTCCGGCGTTTGCTCTTCCGTTACCGGCACAGTGTATTCCATCGCGGGTATCTCTATTTGCGCTACATAATGTAAGCCCGCTCCCGCACCTATGACAAGCATGTTGTCCTTATTGCTGCAAATATCGATTAATACCGGCCAATCTCTTTGGTATCTGGAAATATTTAGTGTTAACTCGTCTTCCCCAAAAGTTATTTTTGTCCCACTAAGCTTGTATGCAACTTTTAGCCCTTCGTTCTTATTGATGACTATCATATGAGCATACCTCCTTTAATTCTGGCCGTCAGCGTTACCCCTGTTGCGCTGCCCATAAACTCAATCTTGAATCCGTTCAGCTGCTTATCGGTCACCCTTATGTCTCCGACATTTCCGTTTGTAGCGGTGACTTCCCATGTCACATCATAGTTAAGCGTCCTTCTTACAGTTAAAAGGCTTACTGTGATAATGCTGTTGTTGAACGGGAACCTGAGCGAGTTTGATAGCGTGACTGTTCGCACTTCGCTCAAAAACTCTGCCGCATAGTTGGCTATTTGCTGCCTTACCCAGCGGTCAAACTGCAGGAAATAGTGCAGCAGTACCTGCAGCGCCATTTGCGCGGCCTGGATTCCGTTCTCGATATTGTTGAAGTTGGTCGCGCTTTGCGGTGTGCCTTGCTGGACAATTGTGCCTTGCTCTTTTGCTATCTCTACTGAGCCGTCCGGGTTGTTAGTAATGCGCCGTCGGTTCGGAAACTGTGTTACATGGTCAAGCCAGCCTGTCTGGTTATGCACCTTGCCTCACCTACCCTTCCTGAATTGTGAACGTAAACCGGTATAAAATGCCTTCTTGTGTTGCCCTGCGCAGAATGTTCTCCGGCTTTGCGAGCCAGAGCTGGTTGTTTGTGTTGTAAAGCTGCACCTCCGTTACCGTGATACTGCCGGCCAGTGTGTGGTCAACCACAAAATCAATTGCGAGTCTGCCGTCCGGCAACACCGATACCGATGATATGTTTGCTCGATGTAAAACTCCGGCTACCCGGTACATCGCATGCGACACCGTGCGGCGCGTATACTCCCTGTAACCCTCGATTGCTACTGGCGTCAATAGTGCCATGCTTGTGCCTCCTTTCTAATTGTCTCGCTCCGCTTCGCCGCAAAGCTGATATCCAAAGAGTGTCCCTGTTAAATCGACATCTGTGCTTACAGTTCTCTGCTCCAGGCCGCCAGCTATATTTGTTTCCGGGAACTCTCCGGTATTCTTGGCTCCTGGGAAGATATAGCCGAAAAGGTGACTGCTGATGTCCGTGTCTAGAACGAAAGTCTCATTGGCTAAACTTCCGACAATGTTTGTGTCCGGCACTGTGCCCGTTAGCGTATACGGGAAAGCATATGTTTCCTGGTCGTGGATTCTGACAACCACACCTACGTCTGTTTGGATAAGCACAATTGCCGCGATGTGCGATGGCTTTACGTTTCTGACCACGCTGCTTAGCTCGTCATAGTTAACCAGGCTATCGCCCGGAGCAATCGCCAGCGTGAATGTGTACATGTGCCCCTGTTCGGTGATGGCTGCCGACCGTCCCGTAATATCTGCGGCAATCTGTTCCAGCCTTGCCGGGCTCATCGGAGCGCGAATGCCGCGCCTGCCCATGGCACGATGCCTGCGCTCTATAATCGACCAGGCGTGGTCTGGCGCGATTCCGTAGCGCTCTTCCCAGTAATCAATGCCCCACGTGGCCGATTCAAGAAAAGCTTGCAGCCTGAGTTCATCGAACACTCGCCATGCCTCATCAAACTCTATGCCCATAACCTGATATAGCCACTTTGCAACGTAAGACTTTTCATATACCGGCGAAACTGACTCTATCATCCGCCTTGCTGCTTTGCTTGTCGGGAAATGCTCAAGGTTCGGCATTAAGCAGCACCTCCGACCGTTGCGCTGATTGTGCCTGTGACGGGATATTCGTCTGCGGCGATAACAACATTTAGCGTTGCCCCGTTAACCAGCAGGCTGGAGAAGTCCCTTATCCCTGGTGTCATAGACAAAAGAGAAGCTATTCGGTTATAGCGCACAATCCCTTCCTTTTTCGCTTCGATGTAGTACGTCCGGAGGCTTATAGTAAATCTGTCTACGACCGTTCCTTGTGTTTCGCCCGGTTGAAGTTCACACGTGAACGCATAATTTATGACCCTTGGCAATGGCGCTTCTATCGTCACAGCCGCTCCAATCGGCGCTTTTCTGTTCATTCTGTTTGCAGGCGACACTATATTGTTATGGACGGCTGTTACTATTGCGGCATTTGCAGGCTGTCCGGTTGTATCAAGCACAATAACCTTAACCGTCCCCGGACCTGCCCATTCTGGCTGCACAAGTGCTGTACCCACCCCTGGAACCTCTCTTGCCCATCTGATATAGTCAATGTCGCTCCCTACGTAGCTTGCTGCGCTTGCTAAATCAAGCTCGTCTATTCGTTGCCTCAGCGCATCGTCAGTTTCCGTATCCGTGCCGCCTGTAAACGGTTCAGGGTTGGTCACACCTGTTATACCGTTAATCGGCGACAGCATGATAGTAATCGTTCCCGCGGCAACATTCCCGAACGCGCCGCCCTCGACAGCAACTGCCTGGAACAGCACTGTCCCGCCGGTGCCTATCACCTGGCGCTCACTGGTCTGATACTGAATTGCCGGGGTATCGCCTATCCCCGGCACTGCGAACCTGAACCCTGCCGGAATGCTTGTTCCGGGGGTACCTGCAACAAGCAGCATCCCTGAGGCAGGATTAGGCGGTCTGCGTGTCAATCCCCTGGCTTGCGCATGTCGGTCGAGCCATTCTGCATATGCCCATGCCGGGAACATGATTTTAAGCGTTTCTACCAAAAAGAATTCTAACAGTTCGGCCTTTTCGCTTGCTGTCGGACGTGTGAAATCCCACGGAAAACCGCCCTCGGTTTTATCAATATCGGCGGGCAGCATATCCATCATGCGTTTGTGAATTGTTTCTGCGTTTTGGTTATCCAGAAAGGCCGGGGGCTTGAATGCTGGTATCGTCATATCTTCACCTCCTTGCAGGGAACCGTTTAAATGGTTATCACCGTGTTAATTCTTTCAGGAGTACCGATAACCGGAATTGCCATAAGAGTTACATACACCTCATCACCTTGCCAGCTAAAAACAAAATCTTTGACTATGCCCGTCCTCTGGTCCGCTAGCAGCGCCTCGGTTATCACCCGCTCCAGCTCGGCCTCGACTGCTTGTCGTGAAGCCTGTTTTCTGGCCTGCTCCAGCTCGCAGCCATAATCTGTGCCGTAGGCCAAGTGTGCAAACCGCTCTGTCAAGACCGCCTTTACACACCAGTGCGCCCAGGCTATATGCCCATCCGTCTGTAATACCTTGCCTGCCCCGTCCAAAACAAAATCTCCCTTTGCAAAATCAAAGAACCAGCTTTTGCCGTAGGTCGGCGCTGGTTCTGTTTGTTGCTGCTCTGTCAGCGCAGGCATATCGAATACCGGATATAGGTTCGCCATCAACTGCTCACCACCACATCAATAATCACCGGGTCCAGCCCGCTGTTTGTCCAGGCCACGAGCACGCGGTCACCGGCTTTTAGTGCCGACAGCTGCTGTGGCACGGGAATATCATGCCGATGTGCTCCCTCCGTATTGGGGTGAGTGTGTACCCCGTCCCCGGCCGCTTGAGTGT